GAGTCATTGGCGGCTGAGATTTTGGAGCTTCGGACCCAAATCGCCACCGCCCGGATGTTGTTGGAGGCCGAGACCGTCGTGAAAAGTGAACATCGTGACTGACCGCCTCGTGTCAGCCGAGGAAGCAGTGAAGGCGCTGGAAGATTGGATTGATGGACAGCCCGACAATTCCAACTTCGGCATCAAGTCGGACGTAATTGAAATCGCGCAAGAAATCATCCGCTCCCTTCCCGCTGTCCCACAAGAGGAAGACCCCGAAGCGATTCACACAGCAACGTTGACGGTTTCGAGTGACTATCTGTCCTCGCGCTGGAAGTTCACCTGTCACGCCAAGGTTGGCGCTCCGTGTCGGATGGCCTGCGGGATTCGTGAGTGTGAAGGGAACTGCGACCACAACGCGCTGATTGACCAAGGCGAGTGCATGCAGGTTCTCTGGCTAGAGAATGACGACGCGCTGGATGAGTGTCAAGCAGGAGGGGATTTCGTCGCGTGGGAAGGGCCGGTGCAGGTCGCGTGGAACAACAAAAACGCCTCCGAATATTACGAATTCACCCCTCTCGCCGCCGCTCCCCTCCCACAACCCGACAAGGAGAATTGAAAATGAATTTAATGCCAGCCGACTTAGCCGCGTGGCCCAACGAGTTAGTGAGAGTGAGTGCGCCGTGCAATCTCTGTCACAAGCAAGTTGACATTCCAATGCGAGTGATTGCGAGCATGAAAGAGTTTCGAGAATTAGAGGACGATATTCGTCAAGAGGCGACCGACAACTGTAAGGAGTGCAGATGAGCGTCGAAGAGGCAACGTGAATCGAATCAACCGAATATTGATCGTCGTTATTGCATGTTTCTCCCTAGTGCTGGCTGGCAATGCGTCGGCGAGTGCGTCCATCCCCAAGGTGCACCGCCTCGTTCCGCCGTTGATCTTCGCGAAAGTTCTGCGGGTGCACCGCTGCGAAGAGGGCACGAACTGGTACGCCCACGGCCTGCTCTACTTCGGAGGTCTGGGCTGGCTCGACGCAACGTGGCAGCGTTACAAATTGCCCGGATTCCCAGCCCGAGCCGACTTAGCGACGCCTCAGCAGCAGGCGAGAGCAATGCTTAGGTTCGTCACCGTGGCCGAGCATGGATGGTGGCCGGATCAGAACGGGTGCACTGGTGGCTATTAGAACCTGCACCGTGGATGGATGCGAGGACCGCTATTACGGTCGCGGATTATGTAGCAAGCACTACCAGAGAGCAACCCGAGACCCGGAGCAGCAGAGACAACGAATGAAGGAACACGGTAGGGCGAACGCTGCGACCATAAGAGAGAGAAAACGCTTGTGGCGAATAGCCAACATCGAGACCATAAAAGCCCGAGAGAAATTGTACAAGCAGGCCAACCGCGAACGGGCCAAGGTCCGCGCGCGACTATTTCGTGACGCGAATGCCGATTTGGTGTCTCAGCGCGCCCGCAGATATCGTCAGGCTAATCCTGAGGCAAATCGTGAATATATGCGTAGGCGCAGAGCACGACTAGCGGGGGTTGAACACGAGACCTACACAAAGGTAGAGATTCTCGAGCGCGACGGCTGGGAGTGCCAGATCGACGAATGCCGGTGTCCCGCTGGTCGCGCGATAGATCGGTCGGCCCATCACTACGACAGGTGGTTTGGCACCATGGATCACATAGTCCCAATCAGCCGTGGTGGGGCCGACGCGCCGCACAATCTTCAAGCCGCCCACAAAGCCTGCAACTCCGCTAAGGGATCGTCGTCGCCATCGCAATTTGGCGTGCCGACGGGTTCGGGCAATGGGATCGCTACGACGGATGTTGATGGATAAGGTTTCCCCGCAGCGGGCGGTCACTTCCAAGGACGCCCCGAAGATACGAGTGCTCGCTGCGGGGGATTTAAGAGCAAGGGCACGAAATGAGCAAACTGCGAAAGACCATCGTCATCTTCCCCGACTCCGAGGCACGGACGCTACGGATGACTGAGCGCATGGCCGACGAACTGGTGAGACGCGGGCACCCTGGAATTCAGGTGATGCAACTGCGCAGGGGGAGAGGGTCGAAGAGGTGAACTTAACGGCCGTATCACTCTTCGCCGGCGTCGAAGGCTTCGGCCTCGCGATGGAGCGCAACGGCATCAAAGTCGTCGCTGACGTCGAGATCGACAAGGCAGCACGCAGCGTTCTTGAGCGGCGCTTTCCCAAGTCACAGCACTTCAATGACATCAAGGAGGTCACAGGTGAGCAACTTCGAAACGCAGGGTTCGTTCCAGATCGAGGAATCCTCACTGGAGGATTCCCGTGCCAAGACCTATCGGTTGCTGGAAAGCGTGCCGGCCTGGTTGGTCGACGCTCTGGCCTCTACTGGGAGATCGTTCGGCTTATTGACGAGCTCTCGCCTAAGTGGCTCGTCCTCGAGAACGTACCTGGTCTCCTGTCGGCAGGTCACTACGATGACTGCGCCGACATCACGTGTTCGTGTTGCGCCCCGGGGCGTGATTTTGGAACCGTGCTCGGGTCCTTGGTCGAACGCGGGTACGGGGTCGCCTACCGGATTCTTGACGCTCAGTTCTTCGGAGTGCCCCAGCGACGCCGTCGTGTGTTCATTGTCGGATGTCTTGGAGACGACGGGCGAACACCTTTCGAAGTACTCGCTCTCGCCCAAGGCGTGTCGGGGGATTCTCAGACGGGCGCAACGGAGGGGCAAGAGATTGCCGGCACTCTTGCAGGAGGCTCTGGAGAGCGTGGCTGGCGAAACGATCTAGATGGACATGGCGCGTATGTCGTGCGAGCGATTAAGCACGACGAGTTCGTTCCCGACGACATAGCCTCAACACTTCGGAGTAGGGATCACAAGCAGGGAACGGTTGACGTGGTGTTGGCGCACACCCTGACTGCTGAGTATGACGCCAGCGAAGACGGTACAGGCCGCGGGATACCGCTCGTCGCGCACACGTTGACATCTGGGGCTGACGGTCGTGCTGGTCGGCGCCAAGAAGATGACTCGAATCTTGTTCCTGTGCTTCTCACCATGCGCGAAGGCAAAGACGGAGGTGGCAAGGGTCCGCTCGTAAGCGAGGACGTGAGCCTGACGTTAGCCACGGGCAACGGTCAGGTGTTGATTCAGCCGTTCAACAAGGTCGTGCGCTCCGGGGCGCGCGATGCTGACGGAGAACTACCGGCCGAAGTGTGGCGTTCAGAGTCGGTGGCACCAACTCTGAACGCCTTCGACCAGGGTGACGTGCGCGCGACGACTCTCGTCGCCGAAGCGACCGCAGTGCGTCGCCTTACTCCAACCGAGTGCGAGCGACTCCAGGGCTTCCCTGACGGGTGGACGGACGTGAACGACCAGAAGGACTCGGCCCGTTATCGGCAGATGGGTAACGCCGTCTGCGTTCCCGTCGTTGAGTGGATAATGAAGCGCCTGGGGGCATCGTCATGAGGTCGACCTCTTTCGAGGTGATGGGTCTCCCCGCGGCACAGGGCTCCAAATCAGCCTTCGTTCGCGGCGGTCGTGCCGTGATTGTAGAGGGCTCATCCAAGGCCGGACGTGACAAGCACGCCCTTTGGCGCTCCCAGGTGGCTGAGGCTGCCCGAACGGCGCTGGAAGGCTCAAACGGGCCGTACAGCGGCCCCACCGAGGTCACCATGGTCTTCTATCTCCCGTTGCCCGCGAGCGACCAGCACCGCACCTTGCACGCGACGTCCCCGGATCTCGACAAACTGGTGCGCGCCGTGGGCGATGCCCTGGTCAATTCCGGTATCTTGAAGGATGACAGCCTGCTCTGGCTCATCTGCGCGAAGAAGGGCTACGCGCGCGATGGCCACTGGACCGGGGTGTTGATAACGCTCACGGACCACAGCGGCGCTGAATCGACCATGCGCGAGGTTTCCAAGGGCGCCGCACGCGCAGTTCGCAGGTCCTGACGCCCTATCGCATGTCGTTTTCTTGAAATTGAACTCGCCGGGCCTGCCCGTGGCCGGGACAAAGGGTTAAGCCCGACCACGAGCGCGCTAGGCGCGCGCATCATCCAGAAATGACCGTGAACTTCTGCGCTTTGTTGAACCTTCTCGCTTTGAATCTCTTGATCGGATGACGTCGCGAGGGCGCCGGGACGCTGAGCAGGAATCCGTAAATAGTCACGTTCGGCCATCCGCTCAACCGCTGAGCTGGGCTCGGATCCCCTGTAAGGTTGACGTCCATTCGCGCGTAGCGGCTGCCGTCGACCGCAGTGACATCCTCACGCCCCTCAGGAGCATCCGTGCTTAGTTTCAGGTAGAAATCTCCAAACGGGTTATCAGACATGAATCCTCACCGCCCTTTCCTGATTCCCGCACGCCCAGTGACACCCACAGTTCAGGCATTTCGCTTTGATCGTCTCACCCTCGCGCGCTACCTTCACGTGCGAGTCGTGGCAGTTCGGGCAGTTATCCATTATCGCGCCTTCCCTGCGTAACGGCGGGTGAAGAGTACCGAGCCGTCAGCGAGCCCTTCTAGCCAGCCAAGGAAGTCCAGCGCCGTTTCGCGCTCGTCGAGGTGACGCGTGCACAGATTCACGCCGTCGACGTAGGCGACAGCGCCGCGCCCGCAGTTGCTACAGCGGTCTGCGAGAAAGTGCGTCACCTTCCCTCCTTTCGTTCGAGTTCCATGATCGAGCCCCAGGAATCGTGCGCGTCCATCTCGATCATGCCGCGCCGACAGACCTGAATCGCCTTGAGTCCCCAGGCCCCCAGGGTCATGTAGAGCGCCCACATCAGCGCGCCTCCGTGAAACTCAGGACCTCGTTGACCGGTGTCACGCTCTTGATACTGAGCATCTTTACCTTGCGCCCGTCGATCGTGCGCACCGTTGGCTTTAGTCCGTAAATCTCAGTACCCGAGGGTGAGAGAAAGAACGTGCCTTCGATCGTCTCAGTTTGACTCAGAACGCGCTTGCGGCCTACTTCGTCGCTTTGTCGCACCGCTTCGAGCTCTTTGATCACCTTTCCGAGTCGGATCTTGCGCGTCATCACAGCCGGCCGCGCGAGTTCGCGCACTTTCATCAGCCCGAAGGGTCGCGTTTCGATTCGCCTCTCGCGAACGTGTTCGCCTTGGAATTCTGCAATCGTCATAATTCCCCTTTGTTTTCGCTGGTCCCGATATGAAACCACCTATCTATTGTGGCACAAAAAGAGCGCGCTGTCAAGCCAGGACAGGGGAATTCTGTTACAACTATGTGACAATCCATTTCGTTCGTGATTGATTGAAGGTTTCATGCTGTCGCCGGCACAGGTTGCTACTATCGATCAATACCTGACGATTGTTTCACGTGGCTGGCGTTGCTCGCGGCGTAATCGGCGCGCCGGCGCTCTTTTGTGCATATCTTGCAGCGACGATGCACCCAACCGCGGCGGTCGGTGTGGCGATAGGTGTTTTCGTCGCTCAGTTCGTGGCCCTTCTGACAGGTCCCGATCGACACGTGGCGTATTCGAGCGTTGAGCCCAGTTCGTCCGCGCTGTATGTTCACCAGGCGCGTCACAGCTTCGAGGTGGTCTGGGCGCACGCAGCGTCGGTGGAAGCACGTTACCCCGCCCACGCAGATCGCTCGATTGTGGCAGATGTGGTCAGTCTCGGTGCCCACGGGATACGCGCCGTTCACGTGTTCAAAAATCGCTCGATGCGCCAGTTTGTTGCGAAACACTCCGTATCCGTCGTGATTGATCGCCCCTGTCCAAAGCCAGCAGTCGTTCGTGATGTCAACGTTTCGGAAGAATCGTACGATGTCCAGTTCCATGGAATCATGATATCGCCGTGGCAACGCGCACGTCCCTATCTGTCGCTGTTCGAGTGTCGCGCGTTGCGCCTTTGGTGCACGAATCTGCGCGCGCTTTGAGATGTTGCGACGATTAGTCGCATCCGTTCAGATGTCGAGCGAGTCCCCGACTTTCGTCGCTGCAATGGTGAATCTTCGCAAGGCACTATGTGTCACGGACTCGCGAGACATGAGCGTTATATCCCCCTCAGCATTTCTGCACCATCGCTCTCGTCAGGATTCGGTGCCTTTCGACACGCTCTCATCAGGCTCAATGCACGATTCGTTCCGATAGGTCAGGTTCATCGTGAGTCGAGTTCGGATCTCTCTGATTCGACGGCAAGTCGCGTGCGACGCGCCAGGGCAACGAGGATTCGCTGAGGCGAAGCCGAGGCGGCAGCTATGTTTTTGACGTTCTCGTTAATTTCTATTCAGTAATGGCTCTCACTTGGCCCCACCCGCGGGGAGCCCACAAGCGCCGTGCCAACCCGACTTAGCGAAGTGGGCTGAGTCTAGGGAGACCCTGCAAATATGTCAAGAGAAACTTTAAATTTCAGCGAAACTTCGATAGTTGCGCGTGCAACGATGTGTGTCCCTCCTGGTCACAGCCGCGTCGGCAGTAACTGACATCATCTATTGATTCCTCGCGTCCCCTGTGCAAAACTTCTGGGCATGGCCAAGATGAACTGGGATCGAGTGCGTCGAGAGACTCCTGGACCGCCCCCGGTCGCGCGCGCTCGCGTTCGAGTCTGCGATCACGAGTGGCACCGCGTCTCTAACAAGTGGCTCAAGTGCGTGAAGTGCATGAAGTTCAATCAGGTGTGGGACAAAGCGCCTGTGACATCCTCGCGCTAGAGTTTCGCCAGCGGGGTAGCGCAGTGGTAGCGCGTCGGGCTCATAACCCGAAGGTCGCTGGTTCGAATCCAGTCCTCGCCACGATGGCTCGCAAGACTAAAGACCAGCTGCACGCCTACGGGCTCTCGTTCCCTGCGAGCGAGGGCGAATGCGACCGCGAAGAACCTTGCGAGGACTTCGTCGACAGAGGGTTCTGGGATCTGTGCATTTACCATCAGGGCTTCGTCGATGGATTCGACTTTGCGCGCACGATTCCACCAGTCGAGATGCCCATGCCCACTACAATCAAGGTCGTCGCCGGAACTCCCCGGCTCAACGAATAGAAGGAATCCAATGTCCGACTTCATCCTGCAGGACGACCAGAACGTCACCCTCGCCATCTCCCCGGTCGACGCCGCGGGCAACCCTGCTGGCGCCTTCGACGCCGGGTCGGTCACGGCGACCTTCCCCGAGACCTCGAACCTGACGGCCGTCGTGTCGGCGGATCAGACCAGCGTGCTCGTGACCGCCCTCGGTCCCCTCACCACCGACGACGTCTTGACGATCGCCGGCGACGTCAACGGCCAGTCGGTCTCAGTCGCCTTCCCCTTCGACGTCGACGCGAGCGCGCCCACGGCCGTCAACGTGACGCCGGGCACGCCCGAGACGAACGCTCCCGCGGCCGCAGCCCCAGTCGCCGATGCTCCTGCGGACGACACTGGCGTCGCTGAAGCCTCGACAGGGACCCCCGACGAGCCAGCCGCCAGTTAGCATCGGCGCGTGAGCGCCAATGACTAAGCCGGTCGATCGACCCCACAAGGAACAGCCCGACAAGGGCGTCATCGGCTCTCGTGCTGGCGATTCGAAGTATCGTCGCCAGGCGACTGACCGCATGGAACAGGCCAAGGTGCAGGTAATCGGGCTGCTGCGCCAGGGAAAAACGCTAATCGAGTGCGCCGACGCTGTGGGACGCTCGGACAAGACGATCTATCGCTGGATGTACGACAGCCCGAAGTTCGCGCGTTCGGCCAAGGCTGCGCAGGAAGCGTGGCTGAGCCAGGTCAACCGTGAACAGCGTCCCTGGCGCGAGCAGCAGGACGAGTTCGAGCCGGTGCTGCGCAAGGACTATCCCAACTGGGTCGAATACCAGATCGACTTTCGCAAGCGGTACTTCAACCACGACACCTTCGAACACCAGGAGAAGATGCTCGAGGCCCTGGACAACGCACCCGCCGGCGGCATCTCCATGATTCTCATCCCGCCCGAGTGGACGAAGTCGACGCTGATCTTGGACACCATCATCGGCGACATCTGCGCGAACCCCAACATGCGTTTCGCGCTGGTCTCTGAGGGCCAGGACCTCGCGCGCAAGATGCTCTTTCGTGAGCAGCAGCGCATGACCTTTCAGGGCGGCGTCGTGCCGCCGTTGATTGAGCACTTCGGCCCCTTCAAGGCTGAAGGGAACACCGGCAAGAAATGGAACGCCGACGAACTGACCGTCATGGCCTCGACGCACGACGAGCAGGACGCGACGATCCTGTCGATCGGCGTCACCGGCGCCATTCGTGGCTATCGCTGGGACCGCGTCTACCTCGACGACATCCAGTCACTGCGCAACCTCAGCCAGACCGAGCCGCTGGTCGCCAAGATACGCGGCGACATTGCCTCGCGACCAGGGCGAATGGGGAAACTCATCGTCGCCGGTTCGCGCGTTGGGCGCAACGACGTCTACAACGAACTGATTCGCCTCGACATCATCGACGAGCTCTTCGTGATGCAGGCGCTGGACATCACCAAGCCCATCGGCCAGCAGTCGAACTTCCCGCGCCAATTCGACCCCGACGGCATCCCGATCGTGAACGAGGCCGGTGACCAGATGGGCTGGAACGACGAGGACCTCGCCCAGAAGCGCCGCATCGTCGGCGAGGACCAGTGGTCTCGCGCCTACATGCAGCAGCCCCAAAGTGACTTCTCGGCCATGCTCACCGACCAGGACATCGTGAACGCCACTGAACTCGATCGTCGCGTCGGCCAGCCCGCGCTCAACAGTGTGGCCAACGTGGCCAGTCTCGACCCCAGTTTGCACGCGCACGCCGCCTTCACCTACTGCGGCTACGACGCTGACCATCTCTACGTGCTTGACGTCGTCGACCTCTTTCGCCCGACCACGAATCAAAACATCTTCGCCGAGATGCTGCGCGGGACGCTGCGCTTCAAGCCCGACTGGTGGGTCATCGAGAACAACACCCTGCAGTCGGGCTATCTGACCGACGACGCCTTCCTCGAGTTGAAGGAGAAGCACGGGTTCCGCAGCCAGGGGCACCACACTGGCGAGAACAAGCGTGACGAGAAACTAGGGATTCCGACGATGATGCAGGCCATCGTGCGAAAGGAAATCCTCTTCCCGATGATCGACGAGGAGCACATTGGTTTTGCGCGTCTCTTCGACCAACTCAAAGCGTGGCGCGAGGACATCCCTACCAAGCAACTGGTCCAGGACGAGGTCATGTCACTGTGGTTCGCGTACCTGAAGTGGCGTCAACTGCGCGGCCTGGTCGGTCAGGATCTCACGGCCTGGAAGCGTGACGGTTTGAGCGAAGTGACGTTGTATCCTCATGCCAGGACGAATCTGCAGGGGATTGACCTTCAGCCAGCATCGAGGGCGCCACTCAGCTACGAGCAGGTCTGGGATCAACTGACCGGAAAGGCGACAGTGGATGCCCCGTAAGAACTTCGATGAGATCGTCTCCATAATGCGTCAGCGCAGGACACAGGACTCCGTTCTCTTCGAAGGAATGATCGAAAACCGCGACCGCTACAACGGCGACGTTGTCATCCCCCTGCCTGACGTGAGCGGCATGCCAGCGGCGAATCGTCCGGGTCCAAACTTCTTCCAAGAGGCCATCGACGGCCACGCGCGTTCGGCCAATGGCGCGTTGCCGAAAATCTCCTGTCCCGTGCGCAACCCCGACTCCGAGCACTCAATCGCGCTGGCTGACCGTCGCCAGGGCGCGCTCTACGGCGCGTGGTACGAGACGCAGCTCGACCTCAAACTCGACCGCGCCTACCGGCACATGGCGGCCTACGGCACATGCGCCTTCATCGTGATGGCGAGTGAGATCCTCGGACGCGCCGACATCCAAATTCGCGACCCCCTGACGGCGTATCCCGAACTGCGCGCCCAAGACGACATTCGCGCGCCCAGTGACTGTGGGTTCCTCTTCGCGCGCTCGCCGCAGTGGATTGCCGCGAACTACCCCGGTGCGCCGGACTATCTGAAGTATTCGTCCGACCGCGGCTGGGACACGCTCTGGGACATCGTGGAGTGGATTGACGAGTACGACGTCGTCATCGGCGTCATGGGCCCGCGCTTCCCGGCCTACGGGTACGCCGACGCGCGGCCCTACGGCTACAACGCGATGGAACTGAACCGCTGGCCGAACAAAGCCGGGCGCTGCACCGCTGTCGTGCCGCGACGCGCGACGCTGGACCGCATCATGGGCCAGATGACCTCGATGATTAACTACAGCGACCTCTACGGGCGCATGATGACGCTGCAGCTGGTCGCCACAGAGAAGGCGATATTCCCCGACCTGGCCGTCATCTCGCGCACTGGCAACCCTCCGACGCTGGTCGGCAACAAGTGGCACGACGGGCGCTCGGGCAACGTGAACATGCTGATCGACGCCGCAATCGAGGTCATCGGAAAAGAACCTGGACCAGGCACGATGCCGATGCTGCAACTGATGGACCAGCACATTCGTGGTGGCAGCGGCGGTGACCTGCTTGGCGGTGGCAACGGCGGCATGCGCACCGGCGCCGGCATCGACGCCCTCGGCGACTACCAGGTCAATCCGATGGTCGCTGAGTCCCAGCGCGTCATGCAGCGCAGCCTCACTGAACTGAACAAGGCATGGATCGACGAACAGAAAGGCTCTTTCGGCGACAAGACCTTCACCGTCATCCTCGGGTTGCCCGGCTCGGCCAAAACTGTCACCTACACGCCGAACAAGGACTTCGATTCGAACGAGAACGTCGTCGCCTACGCCAGCCCTGGCGCCGACGCGAACAAACTGGCCGTTGCGCTCGTGCAGCTCGAGGCGAGCCACATCATCAGCCGCAAGACCGCGCGTCGCGGTCACCCGCTGGTCCAGGACGAGGACGAAGAAGAGCAGTTCACCGCAATCGAAGGCGCGAGCGATGCCGTGCAGGCTGGTCTCGCGCAGGAGATTGCGCAGGGACAGGTGAGCACCGCCGAGGCCGCGCGCTACGGGCAACTCCTCGCAGATGGTATGGGCGTCTTCGAGGCTCGGCTGCAAGCCGCCGCCGAAATGGCGGTGCAGGGACCTGCGCCGGGGACGCCGGGTGGTCCACCACCTGTAGGCGCGCCTGGTCCCCAGGGCCAGCCCGGAGCGCCCATACCGCCAGGACTCGCGCAGGCGCTCGCCGCGCAGGGCGCTGGCCCTGGCGCCGCACCTGACGAAGGAGTGCCGACGGCGTCACCCGGTGCGTTGAACCTGCGTCACGTGCTCCAAGGCGTTAATGAACAGGTTTCGCCGGGAGCTACCTAATGAAGCGCATCGAGGTGAAGTGGATCGACTCATGCGGTGGCTCGCATTACTGGGCGGACGTGGACTCCTTTAACAACAAGCCCGACAGAATTACGACAGTCGGCTACCTCGTTAAGTCCTCGAAGCGCGCCGTGACGGTGGCGGCCTCCAAAGCGAGTTCACAAGTCGGAGGCGTGATTACTATCCCACGTTCCTCCATCAAGAGCATCAAGAAGATGAAGTAATGCCGCGTCACGCCGCGCCTCGTAACCCCGCAGTTCGTAGCGATGGCCAGGTCACTGTCGGTAACGTGAACGCTCCGGGCGGTCAGCCAAATGGTCGTACGCCCAAGGCCCTCCCGATCGCTGCTGCTGCTGGCGTTGGGGACCGAGTCGGCTACGGGGACGGCCAGCAACTGAAGGCCGACGTGCAGCAGACCCCGCTGCCTGAGGGTGTCACACCTATGGGCGATAATGCGCGCAAGAAGTTCGCTGACCACTATCGACGCTCGAAGGTCACGCCGCTCTTCTCTCCGACGCAGCGACCGTGGGAGCACGTCACCGCCGGCGCGCCACTGGCTGCTGGCCCGACGAATCCAATGGCGCAGCCTATGGCAGGTACGGCGAGCGCGTCGATCGCCAACATCCTCCAGCAGGCCGCTGACGCCTCGGGCAGCCCCGCTCTTCGTGCTCTGGCCGCACGCGCCGCTGCTGTCGCTGGCACGTCGACGCCTGGCGCGATGATGCCGCCTGTGGGCGCGGCGCCTCCCGCGATGCCAGCGGGTGCTCCCGCAGGTCCGTGAGCAACCTCGAACCCGGAGGCGGCGTCACCATTGGTGGCCAGCCGGTCCCGGCGACACCGCCCACGACTACGACCACCACGCTCCCCAAGCCCACCCCAACGACGTCGACGGTGCCACAGCCCACGACTGCACCAGCCACGCCCAGCGTCCCGACTGCCGACAAGTTGACCGCAGCGACGAACGCCGCGCCGAAGTTGGAGCCCGACGAAGTCGTCGGTGTCGCATCGACGGCGTCGAGCGCCCAGGAAGCAGCAGTGCGCGCGCAGTACGTCGCGGCCTACACCGCCGGGTCCAAGATGAACGATCTTCTTGTCAAGCAGGGCGTTGACTGGCAGGCAAAGTTCTGGAAGACCGCTCCGAACTCCATCAAGGCCATGCTCAGCGCAGCGGGTTATACGCCGCCGAGCGCGCAGGACGTCTCCCAGCCGAGCGGCGGTGGGGGCTGGTTCCATGACGCAATCCACTACGCCGACGACGTGCGCCACGCCGGCTCGACAGTTGCGCACTATACGGTGCGGGATCCGTTCGACGCTATGGGCAAGGTCTTCACCGTCGCCGGCGCCCCCGTCACGCACGCGATGCGCGCGGCGTTCAAGGCGGCCGACAGCGCCGACACCGCGGCGGCGCAGCAGGGCCACTCGTTCGATCTGAGTACCACGCTGCACGCGCTCGACCCGACACGCCTCCTCAACGACTGGAGCAGCACCAAGAATGGGGCGACCAGTTACCAGCCCGACGTGCTGATGTACGTGAAGAAGATCATGGGCGTCGACGGTGAGACACTGAAGCTCGCGCAGATATTCGCTGGCGGCTCCGGGCTGCAGTCGGCCCTCTCGAGCGTCCCACCGAATGAACGCGCGAACGCCTACGCGCTCATTGAGTCGAACCCGAAGTTCATGGACGCCGTCAAGTTGTTGGCCGACTCTCACCTCTCGGCGGGTCAAGTGATCTTTGGCGGTCTCAACGCCAGCCAGCACGCGCAACTGTTCCCGAAGGCCAGCGCCGCTGCGATGGAGGCGTTCGGTCTCGTGGGCCAAGCCGCCGGTGTCGGCGGCGCCGTGGGTGCTCTCGCCGAAGGCAACCCTGAAGGCATCACTGGCGCGCTGAGCGATGCGAGCGAGGGTGTCATGTCGCTGCGCACTGCAACTGCGTTGGGTGTTGGCGGGGTTATGGCGCTGGGGTCGGCGAAGGGCGACATCGAAGGCGAGACGCCGGACGTCGCGACTCAGATGAGTCCGTTCGGAATAAAGATCAACCCGCTCTCGGGGATCACCGACGCGCTTACCAGTTGGTTCTCTAATCCCCTGTTCAATGTGATGCAAGCGCGCCAGGCGTACTCCGCAGCCGAGCACTCGCTGGCGACGCTGGACTCGATGGGCAATGCACGGGACGTCCGCGCGTACTACAACACCAACTCGTCGGGCATCCGTTGGGCGCAGAAGTTCGCGACCCTCGTCACTTCACCCGATGGCTCTGGTATTGATCGCCCGAACTTCAACGCCCTCCAGACCGCGGGTATCAAGGTCGACGGGATGGAACACGACATCACTGAGGCGTACCCGGCAATCAAAGCGGCGCTCGCTGAAGGCAACCCCGAACGAGCAGTCGGAGAGTTCGTCGCCAAGGAACAGACTCTGATCGGCCTGTTCCGCGGTCGCGCCGGTCTCTTCTACCACGACGCGACGCAGTTCCCTCACATGACACTCAGCCAGTCGGTGCTCGAAGACATCAAGGGCGTAGGTTCCAAGGTGATGCAGGGCCGGCGCTTCGCCGCGGACTCTCTGTCCCCGCGCCAACTGGCGACCGATGCGTTCGGAGACGCCGCGACTCGAGACGGGATGGCCGCGGCCGACGAAGACAACAAACTATCGGTGGCCGCGCGATTCATGCGCCGCGCCACGAACCTTGTGCCGACTGAGCCATTCTTCAAACTGAGCGACGACAAGATCGCGTCGCAGATTCAGCGGTTCGCGCGCTTCAGTCTGCCTGAGGACAAAGTCGCTCAGGCGGTCAACGGCTTCATGGCCATCGCGCCCGAAGACATCGGAGCGAAGCGCACCTTCCTGCTGTCACTGATTCAAGATGTGCTGAACGACGCCGGCGTCGCTGGCACTGCCAAGGGCCGCGAGTGGATGGCGACCTACTTCGAACGCGAGCAGTACAGCGTCGACGAGGACGGGAAGTACGCGAACCCACGCAACCCTGATGGCCCGAAACTTGCGCACGCCGTCTTCGACACACAGATTGCTGACGCTGTTGCGATGCCGAACTTCCGCGAACTCTACAAGTTTGCGAAGAAGTCCTGGTTCATGTCAGCACTCGATATGTCGGTCAACGACGAGCACATGGACTGGTTCATGTCGAAATACTGGAAGCGCATCATCCTGTTGCGCCCCGGCTTCGCGCTGCGTGTGGGTGGCGAAGAGGTGCTCAACTACATGCTGCGCAACGGACCGCGGTCATTCGCGGAGTCGCGCGTTGCGGCGTCGCTGTACGACACCGCCAACGCCGGTGCCGAGGCTCGCGCTGCCGCCAAAGCTCTCGCTGAGAAGGCCAGCCAGGGTGATATCGACGCGATGAACGACCAGGACTCAGGCCAGTTGTACAACGCGATGACGAGTTCGCTCCCGCCCGAAGTTATGGCTGCGATTCGAACGCCGGAAGAGTTGCGCGCCGCAGTCACGGGTTGGAACGCGATTGACGTGCTGCGACGCATGGGTCTCGCTTTCGTCCCTGAGCAGATTCTCCAAGGCGCGTACGAACTCGCCCGGCGCGGCGTGCTCGACAGCGCGTTTTCGGACTACATCGACGCCATCACCAGTCACGGCGGCGTGTACACCGGGGACCTCGCGCACGACAGCGTCGGCCCGCTGCTGCGCAATGAAGACGGCGAGCCCGTCTACTTCGTGAACAGCGGCGAGATGACCAGCGTCGAAGCCAAAGCCCCCGAAGCACCCCAGGCGTTTGCCTACAAATTAGGCAGCGTCGCCAACTCTGAGATCGGGCGCGCCGTCGCGCGCGCGTGGGGCAACGGCGGCACCGACGCCATGCTCCAAGAGGCCAAGGACCAGATCGAGGGCCGCGCGATTCAGCAAAAGATGGTCGACGCGCTCCACGACGGGAACGACGGACTCGCTGAAATCTGGCAGAAGAAACTGGCCGATCGCATAACGCTGATGAAGAAGTTCCCGCAGTATTTCCAGACGCAGGACGGGCGCACCGTCGCCAGCGGTCAAGCGACGCAACTCGAGGCCAACAACGACTTCGCGCAACTCATGGTCGACACCATCAAAGACCTCACGATGACGACCGAGGGCCAGGACTTTGATGACGAGGGCGAACGCATCCCCGTCGAAGGCCAACAGCCGATTCGGCTCCCGTCGACGCTCGCGCCCAAGACGCCGTGGAAGATCGCCACGCGCGACGTCGACCGCAACGTCAACGAGACTGACCCCGAGCACCCCTACGAATCACCGCGCGTGCCCGCTGGCGAGATTCGACTGTTCCGTGGGGAGAACACGACCACGGCGGCGAGCACATCGGGCGCTATGGGAGGGCGCGAGTGGACGGCCAACTTCCAGCAGGCGATGAACCGCGCCGGTGCCGACGGGCAGGTGTACCACATCAACGTCCCCGTCGCTGACCTCGATCGTCACTACGACTTTCACGGTGCTGAGGGCGTGAGTCGCGACGAGTACGTGCGCGAGATTCAAGAAGCGCAGACGCGCTTCACGTCGGCGCCAGCGCGTGGGACGTTCGAATCGGGTGACGTGCTGCACAGCCGCGAGGGTGACAACTCGCCGAACCTACTCATCGACCAAGTAGGGCGCGGCATCGTGCCCGGCGTCCCCGAGCTGCGCCGCGTCGACCGCGTGCACTACCCCGACAATCTCGTCGTGCCGCAGCAGATTCTCAAGATCGACCCTAAGAACGCAACGCGCGGCATCCTCGAACACGGGATGGAGCAGGCCGTCGGTCGTCCACTTAACTGGATTAGCCGCCAGCCGATCTTCACGCGCAACTACGCGGTCTCGCTCGACGAGACCTCCGCGATGCTCAAGGCGCGCGGCATAGAAGACGAGAGCGGCGACCTCGCTCACGACATCGCGATGGAGCGCGCGTTCAACGAGACGCTGCCCTACATCCACAATCCCGGTGCCAAGAGTCAGTTCAGCGTCATCGTGCGAAACATGATGCCCTTCTGGTTCGCGCAGGAACAGTTCTTCAAGCGGTGGGGGCACCTCTTCGGGACCTACCCCGAGGCGTGGTACAAGCTCAGCCAGACGATGAACGGTCTCAAGTCGGTCGGCTTTGTCCAGCCCGATGTCTACGGCGAGGAGGCGTTCGTGTACCCCGGCAGCCAGGCGGTGCTGTCGCTCCTCACGAAGTTGCCATTCTTCGGGTCAATCCCGGTCGGTGTGTCGTTCACAGGCGAGATCAATCAACTGAACCCGACGTTGACGGCCGGCGGTCCCGCGCCCGGCTTTGGCCCCGTCATCACCATCCCAACGTCGATCCTCGCTGTCATGTTCAAGCGGTTCATGCCTGCCGCTCAGGCAATCCAAGGTAGTGAAGCGCCGCCGATCGACGAGGACGGGAACTGGATTGAGACCGTGCTCGGCCAACTGCTGCCATCGCTCGCGAACCGCGCGATCGAGTACGGCGTGAACGCATCGACCGCGAGCACGAGCAACGTCACTCAGCCCATCTTCATGTCGGCCATGATTCAGGCCGCGCAGCAGATGGAAGCCACGGGCCACGGCATCACGGACGCGCAGGCGTCGGGTCCCGGCGGCGAGACGCTGACGAACCAGTACCTCGATCGGCTCGTCAACTGGACAAAGAACCTCATCCTGTTGCGCGCGGCGTTCGGGTTCCTCGCGCCCGCGACGCCGACCTTCCAGATCGGCAACCAGAATCTGGGCAACCAACTCACGGCCTTGATGGCGACGATGCCGTATGACGAAGCGGTGACCGCCTTCCTGTCCCAGCACCCGAACGCGACCGCTGACACGATCTTCGAATCGACGACCTCTGGTGAGGGCGAAAGTGGCACCTACGTGCCAGCGACCACACAGGCGGTTCAGTGGATTGGGGACAACAACAACTTCGTGAACACGTTCTCGCAGCTCGCACCCTGGGCGATGCCCTCGAAGTTGTCGCAGGGCCTGTTCAACTCGACGGCCTATGACGAAGAGTCGGCGCTGGGGCTGCGTCTCAAGCGCCCACTGTCAGACCCCTCCGGAACCGACGGCTGGTATCAGGACGTCAAGTATTCAGAAGGCGCGAACGTCTACTACCCGCTGGAGAGCCAGTTTCAAGCCGCCGGCGAAGGCACCTCAGAAGAGGCTGCCGCCGCGCAGGCGCAGCTCGGCATGACTCAGGCCCAGGCCCAGGCGGCGATTGGGATGGCGGGCGCCTCTAAGTCGCAACTGAGCCAAGTGTGGGACAAGTGGAAGAGCGGGTTCCTCACGACACACCCCGTCTTCCAGGCCCAGTACGTGCTGCGCGGTGACGTGGCGACGGCTCGGCGCAACGATGTTGTGCAGCAGTTGAACCAGGCGATCAGCGAGGGCGCGCTACCGCAGTCCGACTGGTCCAGCCACATCGACGTGATGATGGTGGCCTACAACAAGGTGCAATCCGCCTATCCCTCCCTCGAAGGCACGACCGCGGCCACGCAGAACAAGGCGTCGTTCCTCGCGTGGGGCACTGCCTACGCCAAGGCATACCCTGTAGTCGCACCATTCTGGAACGGCGTCCTCAGTCTCCAAGTCAGTGGTTGACGTGGAACGTCTCGTAGTCTGTTGCGAGGAGGTGGGCAATGGCTGAGACCAAGAAGAAAAAGAAGGTCGACACCACCACGACCACGCTCAGCGCCACTCAGAAGCAACTCGAGACAATTGAAAAGGGCGTCGAAACTGCTGGCGCTGGGGTTGGGGGCGGCGTCACCGCCCCTGGTGCGGGAACATCGACCGTGCCTGGCGTCACCTCGACTGACTCTGGCGACATTGTTCCCTTCACCCTCCCGCACTCCACACCCAGCGTTGCCGCACCAGCGGGGCTGACCACGCCGACAAAGGCTGGCGGCACCCAGATGACGTTCTCGAACTGGATGGAGATGATTCACAAACTCCAGGGCGACAAGGCGGCGATTACCACCCTCCAGAACGAGATGATCGACGCCGGGTTCTACCCTTCGAAGAGCGCGGTGGCCACTGGGACTCTCGACTCAGCCACAGTCGCCGCGTGGAAGTCCCTCGGGCTCGCCGCAGTTGACTCAACCATTTCGGCGACCACGATCCTCGCGCAGGGGCAGAACGCGCCACAACTCATCAGCGACATGCAGTCGGTGCAAGAGAAGATCAACTCTGCGCGCGAAGAGGCAGCCAGCGTGACGACCGGCGACGTGTCGCTCACCGACCCCAACAAGGTGAAGCAGACGTTTGCAACGGCGATGGAGTCGATGGGTCTGGGCACGCCGACGCAGGCGCAGGCCGATCAGTTCGCCAATGCCTTCATCAACGGGCCGCAAGGCGAAGTCGCGGCCGAGCAGAACGAAGAGGACACGGTCAAGCACAACGAACTCACCGGCGCGGGCCAACTACAGGGTGCGCTCGCTGACCTCCAGTCCGGCGACGTCACGGCCGCGCAGGCTGCGGAGGGTGTGGCCGGTCCGACCGACGTGGCGACGAAGTCGACGCCTGACCTCGACGCCGAGGCAATCGCCTCAGCGAAGTCAATCGACCCCGCGACGTATCTCGCCAACGTGTCGACGAACCTCTATGGCCTGATTCAGCAGGAACTTGGTGGTCAACTGCAGCAGCCCACCTCGCCGTCGTCGCCGACCAGTGAGGCCGCGCCTGGCGGGATCATTACAGCACCGTTAGCCGGGGCACCATAATGGCTGCCTCCCTCACCCTTCAGGCGTGGGCCGCTGGCTTCCTCGCGCATCTCGGCGCGCCGGCGACTGGCGGTCAGGACCCGCGTATGAAGTTCCTCGAAGCGTGGGCCACCAAAGAAGGCACCTTCGACATCGGCAACGAGTCGAACCCACTGTCAATTGAGAACAACGAGGGTGAAGCCTCGACGAATTGGAACAAGCAGGGCGTCAAGGTGTTCAAGAATGTTGCGTCTGGCTACGTGGCGCTGGAGAAGTACCTGGTGAACCAGGGCATCACCGGAATGCTGACGCAGCTCAAGTCGCCGACCGCAACGCTGCAGTCGCTCACGCAGGCCCTCGCCGATGCGCACTGGGCTGGCTCGGCCACCCCGGCTGCCGTTGCTGACTCGCTCCAATACGCGCAGGGGATTGGCGTGAAGGCCGGTCTGCCGTCGAACGAGGCGGCGATGGTTGGCGAAGGCGCTCCTGGTGCGTTGAACGATCAGGCGCAGGCCGGCCAAGGCGCCGGCAACGCAGCGCAACTGTCGACGTCATCTTCGAGCGGTCTCACGCCCGCCGAGGCGCGAGAGATCGACACGCCCTACACCGGACCTGGAGCGTACAAGGGCTTCGATTTGCAGGGCGTCCTACCAGGACAAATGCAACTAACTAAGCAGGCCATCAACACCATCCTCGCCGAGCCCGGTGGGGTCAAGGGGATGCTCGACGCGATTTACAAGAACTTCGGGTCTGAGTCGTGGATGGCGAATATCCCCGAGGTGCGCACCCTGCTGATCGCTGGGTCTCAACTCGGCTACGACTCCAACAAGGCGCTCTTCGATTCCGCGTTTCAGAACACCAACTGGTACAAGACGACCACGACGAGCGCGCGCAACTACGCCGAGTTGCAAGCGAACGATCCAGCCTCGGCGCACTCTGCTCTCCTCAGCGCCGAGGCACGCATCACGAATCAGGCGAATGAGCTCGGCGTGACACTGACAGCAGCGCAGGTACAGTCGCTCGGGCAAACTGTCGTCAAGCAATCAATCTCGTCGGTGGTGGGCGACAACCCCTACAGCGAAAGCCTCGTTGATGACGCGACGATTGATGGGTACATCAGCGCCGCAGCCCAGACGCCTGCGTTCGCTGCGGGCCTTACTGGATCCCAGGCTGCGTCGAGTGCCGGTATCACTGGCGCAACGACGGCACCGACGACGACCGACACCACGAACGCCGGGCCCGGTGGCGACGCCGCGTATCTTTACAATCAGTTCACGACGATCGCCAAGAACTACATGCTGAATTGGACCCCGCAGCAGATCGCCGCCGCCGTCCAGAAGGCTCTCCTCGGTGACACCGGACAAGACGACTTCCTCCAAGGCCAGGTGGCCGGCTTCCAGACGACGGCGCAAAACACCGCGAAGGCGCTCTATCCCGCGTTCGCTGGCGCCGTGGGGACCGACACGTCTGCGGCCAACGATCAGGACATGTACCAGGCGACGCAGTCGTATCGCAATATCATCGCGCAGTTCACTGGCAACGCTGACGCCGACAGCATTGACCTGAACAACCCGCAGTGGTCGTGGATTCTCTCGGGCGGCGCGCCACCGGCTGGCTCGAGCGCCACGCTCGCCAGTGCCACAGGGGGTTCCGCAACGAGTTCGACCGCGTCGTCAGCCACGGCGTCGCCGCCGACAATCGATCAACTGCAGACCTACCTGATGGGCACGCCGCAGTTCCAGTCGACCAACATGGCCAAGGAAATGGGCTGGCAAGTCGGTTCAGCGATCACTAAGGCATTTGGGTTCTGATGAGCACACAGACCACCGACGCCGCCACCATCGTCGCGCAACTACAGCAACTCATGCAGACGTATCAGGAGTCGCCGTCGCAGGCTGACGCCGAACAGATTTCGCAACTCGCGCAGGAGTGGCTCGCCGCCACACCAAACGCCTCCTCGCAGTTGACCGCCGCGTTGCAACCTCTTATCTCTGCGAACCCACAGACCCTCGCAGAATCGATCGGTCAAGCGATGCCCGCGCTTCAACAGCAGGTGACCGCATTCACGTCGAACACTGGAGAATTCGCGCCGACACAGGGAACTGGGTCAGGCCCCACGGTCAACGGGGTTCCTACGGGCGCTCAATTCCCTGGCGCGGCTGCGCCGGCTCCCGTTGCGGCGGGCGCCCCTGGCGGCGCCGGACTGCGCCCAGGGACCCCGTCTCCGTTGGTCCCTCCTGACGCCGCAGGCGTCGCAAAGAGCGTTGCCGCCGGCGAGACGCCGCCAGGATCGAACGGGGTAACGGGGACGGGAGATAATCAGACACTGACCGAGAACGGTGTCACGCTGACCTTCAACACCGCGCAGCAAATCATCGACTCGGCTCTCCAGGTCGTGGGGCTCGACCCCAATCAGGTGGCCACGACCGGGACGAACGTGGGCCAAACCCTCGGGACGTACTTCTGGTCGATGATTACCTCAGAAGGGCTCACCGACCCAACGACGATCGGCGACATGATCGGGGTACTGCTGCCGTCAACGGGGCAGTTCCAGGTCGCGTTCCCTGGCTACGCGCAGGCGCTGGCGAACGGCTACGTGCGCACCGTAGCGGACTACGTGACCGCCGAGGAAGGTATCACTGCGGTCATGCTCCAAGGCGGCGTCCCGACGTCGCTCATCAACCCCACGACCGTGGGCAACCTCATCGCTCAGGGCGTGAGCACGAACGAGGTCGCTGAGCGCGTCAACGACGGTCTAGACGCTGTGGAGAATGCGCCAGCGGAAGTACAGAACTACTTCGCCCAGGAGTTCGGCGCGCAAGGCCCCACCGCTATGGCGACCGTGTTCCTCAACCCCAACATCGACGACGTCACGCTGATGAAGATGCTGGCGGGCGCACAGATTCAGGGCGCCGCAGCCGCGAGTAATCTAACGATCTCCCAGGGACTCAGCCAGCGTCTCGCCGACCAGGGCCAGACCTACGCGAGCGCCAGCCAGACGTTCAAGGGCATAACGGCTCAGGCGGGTCTCTTCCAGCAGACCGTCGGCGAACAGTCGAGTCAGGCGTCTGTACCTGGCACGCAGAACGAAAACGCGCCGCTCACGGCCTCCAACCAGGGCGTCGAAGCGGCCTTCGGGATCTCAAGCAACGCCGAGCAGCAGGTGCACCAGGCCGCTCTTGCCAGGGAAGACGAATTCCGCGGGGGCGGCGGGGCAGCTACGACCGAAGCCGAAGGGTTCAGCGGCCTTAGCAGCGCCAAATCCTTCTGATAACCGTAGTATCCTTCACGCATGACCATGAGCGATGAGGAAAGAAAACGTCGGGATAGGGAGCGAGCGCGGAAGTACTATCACGCCCATATCGAGGAGCGACGCGCCTATGACCGCCAGAGGCAGACGACGAAGAACGAAGCCCAAGCCGAGTACCGCCGTAACTGGCTGAAACAGAACAAGTCCGAGATAGCGCGGAAGGCAAAAGAACGGCGCACTTCACCGGAGGGCCTGGAATACGCACGTCGTTACCAAGAGACCCACAAGGAGTATCTAAAAGAAAAACGCGAAAGATGGGCAGCGGAGAATCCTGAACGGTATGCCTACCTCCAGCGGCGATCCAGGTTGCGCAAATATGGCATGACGCCCGAGGACTATGACGCGCTGCTTCTAGCCCAAGGTGGAGTGTGTGCCATCTGCAGGACGGAGGAGACGGACCTCGACTCGCGGAGGAACAAGCCGAGGTCCCTAGCTGTTGACCACGACCACGAGTCGGGGAGGGTTCGTGCTCTACTCTGCGGTATGTGCAACAAGGGAATTGGAGCGTTCATGGACAACGCTGACCTTATGCGAGCTGCTGTCAACTATCTAGAAACTGGTAAGTAGCTAATGGCACTTCGCAGGCCCTCGCGTCCCACTGGCCCCAAGCGACCGAGCCACACCAAGCGTGTGGGCGACGCGCTGAACACCCCGATGAATCGCTCGCACGCTCAAGAGTTGCGCACTGACCGAGTGCTCACCTTCGAGAGCCAGTCGGCGCGAGCGTCGTTCTGGGCGGGGTTACAACGCCGACAAGCGCAACAGCAGCAGGAGCAGATGGACGAGGACGTGTCGTCGATCAGCGAGGGGTCGCTGAAATCGAATACGACATTCGCCACCGCGAACATCGAGGAGGCGACTCTGGAATCCGCGGCGCCAGCCCAGCCAGGCGAGGCAACCCTTGCAGGTTTGGGCGAAGGCGGCATTGCACCGCCGCCAGTGACGCGCTGATAACATCCGAGAGAACGAAGGAGACGCATGGCCAAGTCAGTGCAGGGCACCGATGTCCAACAGCAGTCCTTCCCCGCCGGGAAGGTCGCGAAGGCGCCCAAGCGTCAGAACCCGCAGCCGTCCCTGCCCACTGTCAGCACGGGCAACAAAAAGCCGAACAACGGGGACACCGGTCGTGGCCGCTAAGCGCCCAGGTCCATTCGCGTTGCCTGGTGGCGTCAAGGGTTCGAAAGCACCGGCCTTCCCCATCGGCGACGCGAAGCACGCTCGCCTAGCCATCTCTGGTGCCACGCGCTCACAGCGCGCCGGGAACATCAGCTCCTCGCAGGCTGCGAAGATCAAGGCCGCTGCCCGAGCGAAACTCAAGAAGGGAAAGTAGATGGCCCGACCATACAAGGGCGCCACTGACCCCAAC